CGTCGCCGTCATAACCGTATTCCGTAAAGAAAACCAAAAAGACCACGACAACGTAATGGCTGTTCTGCGCATCATGCACAGAGGTATAGGACGTGTTGAAACTAAGGTTGAAAAGGTTGACGCTAGACTGACCGATCATTTAATTTCACACACAATCGGGGTACTTGACAATGAGCAACGAATTGACAAGAATAGAACTGAAAGCAATACGGAAGTACCTGAGTAAAGTTTACCCAGGAGTAACTGAACAAGATGATCTTTGGAATTTGATAGCAAAGTTAGACAAACTTATTGAGGGGGTTAAACATGCCAACAAAACACAAACCAAAGCAAACACCAGGAAGTGAAATCCTTAACGAAGCTTACAAACTTGTTAATGGATCAAGACAAAATGATTATGGTCATCCGGCAGACGATTACCGTAAAGTCGCCAACATTTACTATGCGCTCACCGGCATCAACCTAGAAGTATCCGAAGCGATCATGTTCATGGTCGCAGTCAAACTTGCACGGTTACGCACCAACCTTGAACGCGACACCATCCACCACGACAGCCTCGTGGATGCTTTAGGCTATTTGACATGCCTAAATATGGCGGCAAAATAATGGGCGCTTTCTATGATGAATTAAAGACCGCAAAAAAAGAGAACGATCCATTGACTCGACTGCGCAAAGCATTAAGCGATGAAGATTTTAAAGATGTTGTAAAGGCGTTAAAAGACCCGTCTATTAGTGCTCGAGCCATACACACCGCATTGATTAAACGCGACATCCATGTTGCTGGTTTAACCGCAATTCTTAACGCACGAAAGGCCCTCAATGAAACTATCGGATGAGGCTACCTATGAACAACAGATCATGGATTTGCGTACCGCTTTACGCAAGGCACAACTAGCCGAAGCAAAAGCCAAGCTAAAGACAGCGGACTATGTGGAAGCCGTATTTGAGGCGGCACGAACATCTCTGCTTGCTACACCAAGACCTGCGATTATTGCCCCGGTAAAAGATAAACGGAAAACAAAAGCCGAAGTAGCTCTCGTGCATTTGACCGACTGGCAAGCAGGCAAGCAGACAGTCTCTTACGACATTTCTGTGCTTACGGCTCGCATTGAGGACATGATTCGCAAAGTGATACAACTTACCGAAATTCAACGCGCTCATCACCCCGTCAAAGAATGTGTGGTTATGTTAGGTGGCGACATGGTTGAAGGTGTGGGTATATTTCCAGGCCAACAATTTGAAATTGGTGCGCATTTGTATGAACAAATGTTTGCGGTAGTGCGCATTATTGAATCATCTATTCGCACTCTTGCTAACAACTTCGAATCAGTTAAAGTGGTGTGCGAGTTTGGCAATCATGGTCGGCTTGGACACAAAGGCGATATGCCAGCCGGCGACAACATTGATCGCATTGCTTATCAAATTGCGGCAAATAACTGTGCGGATATTAAGCATGTCAAATGGCAAATGTCGGATGACTGGTATCAGATATTTGCTATAGGTAATTACAAGGTTTTGTTGGTACATGGCGACGAAATAGGGGCATTTGGAAGCATCTTGCGCAAAGTTTCGGCATGGTCTACCGGTGTTGTAGAATCATTCCATGATTGCTACATGGGGCATTTTCATACGCCCACAGCTCTTACCATGGCGAACGGTGGTCGTGTGTTCGTAACAGGTTCCCCAGAGTCACACAACGAATATGCTCGTACATTTATCGCAGCGGTTGGTAAACCTAGTCAACGTCTGCATTTTGTTGATCCGATTAAAGGCAGAGTTACTTCAGAATATGTGTGTTGGTTATGAGACTTTGTTGCCAGCATTGCGATGCAATAGTTGAACACGATGAGACAAAAGTTGTTTCTTGTCTTTGCGATCCCGATGCCCCAACATGGATAGCAATATCGCGAGATGGACGCATCATGTCTATGTCCCACGCCAGTTACGAATATTTACCAAAAGAAAAATAATGAGCTGTCCTTGGGCTTTGGTAGCAGTCCATTGGATTGACGCTTTTGATTCGGATAACGGTTGGATTGAATTGGATAATTACAAGCCTGAAGTTTGCAACGTAGTTTCTGTGGGCTATTTGTGGCCTGATTGCTTGACTGATTACATAACAATTACCGGATCTTATTTTCCAGATGAGTTGCCAAACTTAAAAACGGTTGGTATGGTTACACATATCCCAACGAAAATGGTCGAACAGGTCGTTGTCTTGGGTCAACCAAATTTCACGTTTAATAAAGGGGCACACAATGAGAAGGTACAGAATTTCCAAACCGGTTCACGGTTCACAGGAATGGCTAACAGCGAGATGGAAAGATGAGAACGGAAACGCTCGGATAACAGCTTCCGTAGCTGGCGTTATTCACGGGGCGCATCCATTTATGAGCGCTGCGGATTTGGCTAGTCAACTGCTTAGTTCGACGCCACCAGAGCCAACCAAGCCCAACGCGGCAATGGAACGTGGTAACAGACTTGAACCCACATTGATCAAATGGGTTGCCGACAATCAAAAACTTAACCTCATAACGCCTGATGAAATGTATTGCTACGAAGAAGATGGAGTTCGTTTGCTTGCAACCATTGACGCTATGAGCTTGGCAGAACAAGGCTACGAAAGAGTCTTTGAAGTGAAAACAACTAACAAACAATGGCAAAGCGTATTGCCCGATTACTGGTATTGGCAGGGCGTACATCAAGCTATTTGTACTGGAGTACACAGCATTGATTGGGCAATTTTTGATTCCAACCTAGAGCTTCACCATTACGTCCAAAAAGTTTCTTCCGACGAAAAACAAATTCATATTGAGGCTTGCCGTCGTTTCTTGGCGCAGATAGACATGGGTATGTTGCCAGAGGGTGTTCAGTACGAATACCGTCATGTGGCGAACCAGCATCCCGCAGGTAACAGAAACCTAACGGTAGAGTTGCCGGTTGAGACAATTGCTCAGTTACGAGAGTTGGAAACAATAAAGAAAACAAGAAAAGAAATAGACGAACAAGAAGATAAAATCAAAGCAGAGATTTGTGGTTTGTTGGGTGACGCCGAGTTTGGTACCGTAGACGGTAGGCTCGTCTTTACTTGGAAGACCGCAGTTCGTAGTTCATTAGATCAGAAACGGTTAGAAGAAGAACACCCAGCGTTAGTAGAGAAGTTCCAAAAACAAACGACGTTCCGTACGTTCCGTACGGTAACAAAAGGAGAAAAGTAATGCCAGCGTTCAACTTAGACAATTACGAGACAGTCGAAGACAGGCTTGCAAGATTTTGGCAAGAACACGACAAAGGTCGAATCCTGACCTCAATTCATTATTATGACGAGAACCGAATCGTTGTCCGAGCCGAGATTTATTTTGATCGCGACGACAACAGGCCAGTTGCTACCGGTTACGCCGAGGAAGTGCGCGGTGCATCGCCAGTTAATAGGACAAGCCACGCCGAGAACGCCGAGACAAGCGCAATCGGCAGAGGTTTGGCAAACTGTGGTTACGCCGCCAAGGGGTCGCGTCCATCTCGTGAGGAGATGGAAAAGGTGGCTCGCGGACCGGTTGCCCCGCCGCCGGTTTTGACCGCTGACTTATTAACGAAATTTCGGGCCGCCTGCCAGAACGCAAAAATTTCGCCAGAAGATGTAGCTCTTAAAGCGGGTTTGGATTTGCATGACCTCAAGGACAGCGACATGCCACGCCTCAGGGATGCATTCAAGTCAATGCAAGAGCAAGCCAAGGTTGTTGAGAAGCCAGTTGAAACGGTAGCCGTATCAATTGATCAAGTAGCCGAAGCTTTTGGAGCTACGGTAGTAGAACCTGAAGTCAAGAACAAAACTGCTCGTGCTACCAACGCGCAGATTGGTAAAGTTCGTGGTTTGCTACAAGGTGCTGGAGTTGCCGAACGCAACGATCAAATAGATCTTGTGTCTGAAGTTCTTATGCGCAAGATTGACAAACTTGATTCACTTACCAAAGGTGAAGCAGATGATGTCATTAAGGTTTTGATTAAACGTCAACGCTCGTGATGTACGAACATGATCGCAAAGGTGAATGCCAAGGCAATCGCGACAAGTGCAACATACCTGAGTGTCCGAAGTTCGGGTTGCTCAATCGTCCATCTCGTGACGGTAAGCGACGGGTTCGTGGATGTAACGATCCTACGGCTCGGGGGAAAAGGAATCGAGCTAAAGGTGATGCTAAAGCCCGACATGCCCGACACAAGTTGGGATTGTCTGCAACAGGCAACGCAGGCTCTCGGCATGAAGAACATTGGTCGGGTATTTTTCGCGTTGAAGTTAAAGCCGGTGCGCAAGTCGGCCCGATTGAAACAAGGTTCCGTTTAGCCAAACAACAATCAGATATTTCCAAGGCATTAGGCGATATAAGACCATTTGCTATGATTGCTATGCCCGAGGGGAACTCAGATGGGATTGTGCTTATGACACTAAATGAATTTGCGGAATTGATTTCATTAATCAAGGACGTAACGACAACATAGGGTGCCCTTTTCCTTTGAAGGGAGTTGTCGTCCCCCTGCCCAAGTTTTCGTAGTCGTTCCTTGGGAGGGGGCGAAACCCACTATTTAGATTGGAGTGCAATGAAAGCAACAAAGTTATTGTCTTTAGCTATATCCATACTCGTGACGTTTGGAGCCACTACCGCCAACGCCGCCCAGCGACCCATCCACCAGCGACCCATCCAAAGGTGTGCTGGGTGGTGGGCGCTTGCTAAAAAAGCTGGTTGGCACGACCGACACCTATCTACCCTCGATTACATCTTGTGGAGGGAGTCGCGCTGTAACCCCAAAAGCATCAACAAAGTCCTAAATCGAGATGGTTCTTGGGATTACGGCTTAACACAGATCAACGATAGATCTTGGTGCAAAACCACCAGATGGTATCCAGATGGATACTTGCAGTCATTGGGGGTTCTGGATTACTGTAAAGACCT